AATTTTCTACGCCGTGCGGGTAAATGATAGGAAAGATTACCGCTTCTCCAGCGTTTAGTTTCTTACCTATCTGACCTACAGGAGTTGCTAGTGTAAACTCCCCGCCCTCGTAGTCATCTGTTAAGTTTATGCTCCAGCCGTAGTCAAAAAATACGTTGTTTGATTTTGGCCTTGCCTTGAAAGCATCTACGTGTAAATCGTAGTAATCCCCTTCAAGATACTTGTTGTAAAAATTTACTGATACTCTGGTAGGACAATACACGCTGTCAATATAGTGTGTATCATACAGCTTGTCTGTAATTAGCTTCCTTACCTCGTCTGGGACACTCTTAGATTCTTTGTTACTTTTTATGTCCTCTAGATCAGGGGCAGTATCTTCCCCATTCTTAAACGTGTTCTGGTCAATCTTGTCCAGACAAAAATTTACTTCATCTTCAGTCAGTAGCTTGATAAACATATGTACCTCCGTCAGTTCACATCAAAGCAAGAAGGGTGGGGTTTTTAAAAGGAACCCCACAGAAACCTTTAGTACGATTACGTACCCGACGACACCGTGGCCGCTTCCGTAAGCGGGTTGCGCGAAATGTCAACCATGCAAACGTGAACGCGGAAACGAAGTGCGCTTTCACCAGTTGAACCACCATCAAGGATGAGGGCGTCAATCGTGTCAGCACTTGTCAAGATACGAGCGTTAGAACCAGAGGCTCCAACGGCAGCTTCTAGAAACGGCGTAAAACCAGCGGCACATGCAGAACCGTCAATAAAACAGTCTACATCACCACCAGTAACACCAACGTCTAGGGTAATCTGACCATTACCACGCGCTTCAAGAACTTCAAGCGCACCAGCAACAATCATGGTATCTGCAGGAACGTCTACAAGCTGTACAACGTCTCCTCCAGTACCACCATCGGCAGTATCGTGGACCTGCGAAGTGACCACATAAGGAGAGGGCATCCGCGAAGGATGACCAACGGTTCCACCGCCAGAAATAGTACGATCATAAGTAGCCATAATTCATACCTCCTCTAGCTGTAGTCAACAATGCCAAGGACCAAGCCTTCTGGACGAATGACCTTACGGCCATATACGTGCAGACCGCGAACCACATCCGCAAAGGAATCGGGATCACGAATAACTTCAGTCTTAGCAATGGAGTTAGCAGTAGCCGTTGAGGACATATGCCCCGCAAGAACAATGTTCTCGCCCGAAGCAACGCCACTGAGGGATACCATGTCCGTAGTCGTAGTCGCATCAGCGGACTGACGAAGGGCATTGGATTTATACAGCGTGAAGCCCATAACTTTCTGAGCCGTCAGCATCCCATTACGCATGGGGGACTGATCGTCACCAGTTACCTGAACTTCAGCAATTTTAGCACCCGCTTTGTAGAGAGTTTCATAGAAACGCGGGGGCGCTACAAACCATCGATTTTCCTCTGGAACATCAGCTTGATCAAGATGACGCGCCATAAGAGCAATGATATGTACAGCCTCATCACCAGCATCACTGCCATCCATCGTATGAGGAGTACCTGCAGTGCCAAGATTGGAGTCGGTTTCAACGGAGCCAGAAGCACCCTTGATACCCGCACCATCAATCATGGCCTGAAGTACGTTTTTATCGTAGTTACGTTTGAGAGAGAATGCACCTGAAGAGGTGGCAAGCGCCTCAAAGTTAACATGCGATTGACGTTCTTCGATATCATCTACCTTGAACGCAAACGCTTGAGCCTGATCTACAGTCAATTGAATTTCATCGTCTGCCAAGTCCTGCGGAGTAACCACAGCACCACGGGTGTACGCTGAAATGGAGACAGTCGGTTCTTTCATAATGCGAACCGTGTCACCGAAATTCTCAATTTCCCCGGCGTAGTCAGTGTTAGTAATGTCTTCTACAACTGACGCACGGCGGAAAAACTTGAGAACCTTCTGGCTATAGATTTCGGCTTGGAAATTACCGGACGGTAGATTACCGTAACCGGCGGATACACCAACAGCCATTTCCTTACCTTTCTATAAGTTTAGCCATTAACGATACGTCCCTCCGCATTTGCCTGATCTAGCTCTGCTTCAAGCTTGTCAAACTCATGCGGTTTGAGTCTACGTATCTCTGAGGTCGTCCATACTTTTTTATTAGCATCGCTATTATTAGTAGAGACGTTAACAGGGGTAGTCCGAGTAACAGCCTCTGCCGCAGCTTCTAACTGTTTCTTAGATGGACGCCCTCTGGTTTTCTTTGTACTAGCTGTATCTGCTTTGTACAAATCTAGAACGCGAGAGGCGTACTGAACATCGTTATTATTTTTGGTGATTCCATCCGCAATACTAGGTGGCTGCTTTCCTAACCATTCTTTAAACTGGTCTGACTTCTTGATATCAGAGAAGTCTGGATGCAGGGCTAACAGTGCTTGGTAAGCATTTTTAGCTTGTAACTGCTCTTCATTTGCAGAAAGACGTTCAATCTCTTCTTTTAGTTCTTGAACTTCTTTTGCAGAATTTTTAGTAGTCATAGCTTCAACTACGTTGTAAACGTCAGGATAATTCTCTTTAAAGTTTGCAATGTCCGCATCCTCTTCAGGAAATTCCTCTATAGGTTGCGGTCCTTGCATAAGCTGTTCACGCTCTTCTTTCCACTCGTAGAGTTTAGAATCGTAATGCTTCTTGAGATCATCATAGCGTTTCTTGTAGTCATGCTCCTCCGTCTTTACTTCTGTAGAGACGGAAATGGTTTCATCATCAATAACCTCGCCTTCAGTTTCACTTTCTTCTAGGGTAGCCTGTTCGTCTTGTACATCATCCTTCAATTCAGAACGATATTTGCCACGATAGGGGCCTAGATTTTCCTGTTCTTGGGTAGTCATTTTTCCTCCTTGCGGGGCCTCTGAGGGGTAGCCGCAGTTGGGTTAGTCTAGCAGGGCCGTTGTATCAACGGGTGGCTGCAGGGGGTGTCCGCAATCTTGGGTCTTGATCGGGACTTTCTGCCATAAAGCTTCTATTAACGCTTTCTGGCGAAACTCTAATATTATTTGTCTGTGTTTCCCGCGCTGGAGGGGCTTTCTCTAACGCAAGAGGTGTTCTTCCTTCGGGTGGGCTGTTTACAGCAAAAGATGCAAGAGTCTTGCTATAATCTCTCAACCTCTTTGCTATTCCACTTTTGGGGTTAGCTTTAAGTTCATCGTGATTTAAAACTTCTGCTGAAGCGGCTGCATAGTCTCCGTTAAGAGCATGTTTAACCCACTCTTGTTTGACGATGCTGCCTTTTTTATCTGTCTTTATAAAGTCGCCTCTAAAGTTTGCATCTACAAAAACTCCTTGAACTTCTGTAGGTAAATTTCTATAAACCTGTTCGCCACCAACACGCCTAATTACATCTTTTTCTTTAGTATCATAATCAAAATCAAACAGTTTTAATGCTTGATCTCTAGTAATTGCAAGCTTTCCATTGACTATACGTGAAGCATCTTGAGGAGAAACTTTGAAAAGCTTTTGAAACAGTGTAGAGGATTCTTTAGGAACAACTCTATGACCGAAACCAATTGTTAAAAATCTTTCTTTTTTAAATAATTTTTCTGCTGTAGAAGTTGTATCTTTTCCTTTTTCTAAACGATCATTTTCTCTAACCCTTAATTTTTTTTTTGCTTCTTCTCTTGGGTCAACTTTTTTTTTAGATATGCCTCCCGGAGTTCCTATGCTAGCCCGTATGGGGGCTTCCTGCTTTTGCTGGGGCTGCTGTTTTTGCTCTTCCAACTTCTTCTCTGTCTCCGCTTCACCACGCTTGTTAATCTTGTCAAGCAGGTCCGTACCTATCACTTCGGCTAATTCTGGAGGAATATGGTACTCTTTATTTGAAGCCAGTATTTTTTGCTCACCATTAACCTGCTGTGCTGGCCTTGTAATATTAGCTTTGTCTATCTCTATACCCTCTTTTTCTTTTAGGTATTCAATAGCAGGTTCAATGATGCGCTCTTCAAAGTCCTTTTTACCCACCTTTGCAATAGCGGCTGCGTTTACAATGTACGCGCCTTCCCTTGCATTCATGGGTACATCATCAGCTACACCTGTCTGATTTTCTGCTCCCGGCTGATCAATCATACCGGCTACCTGATCGCCAAGGGCTAACTGTTGCATCTGGTCCTGCATGGGAGACTCTTCTGGCAGAGGTGCTTCTACCGGGGCAGGTTCCTCTGGTGCTACAGGCTCTTCTGCCATTACTTCATCAAGTACAGAGGGTTGCTCCTGCGGCATTGGCTCTTCTGCCATTGGCTCTTCACCCATCGAAAGCGTAACGCCCAAGCTAGCAGCAAACGCTTGCAGCGCAGGAGGTTCATTGTTTTCGATAATTTCTATGACCTGTACCTGCGCTTCTTGAGGCATTGCATTCAGGTTAGCTGTAAATTGATCTTGTGTTATTTCCATAGCTAATACTAATCCTGCTAGTAGTCTAATCGTTTGTTAACGAGTTGCTTATTTTTAAATAGTCTAATTGATTTACCTATTAGGCTGCATATAGGTTCGCCTAACCAGATTGTTAACTTGCCAAGAAAAGAAGATTTTGGATACTTAGAAGGGTCTATACGATGTGCAATTTCTACTGCTCTCCCACGCGCCCACGGTTTCGCCCATGCTGTTGCAAGTTTATTGTGCTTCATACGCTCTGCATAGGATATAGCCCATGCCCAATAGCCCTCAAGAATATCTTGTGAGAGGTTGTTTCTAAAGTAGACAGATGCAACATTGTATAACTCTGCATCAAGTTTTCCTTGATTTTTTAGCTCGGTACATATAACCCAACTGCCGCTGTCCGCTTTATTGTGAACAATATAACTATTTGCTACAAAAGTTTTATCATTAGCTACGGAAAGATTATATACTGTCAGATTAGGGTCACAACCTTCAACAACAACATCTTCAACTAATACCCATTCATTGTCGCTACGTAGGATTTCACAATCTTTTTTAATTTTAATTAGGTCTTTACCGCCCTGTTCGTTAGCAAGTTCTTGATATGCAGCGGGACGATGCTCTTTAAACTTCTCTGGTTCAAAGCAGCCCCATCCCTCTTTTGTCATAAACGGATGGTATGCTGTTACAAAGGGCTTATGACCATTGAAACCATATAAGAAGGGAATGTCTGGCTTTCTAATGTGTGTAGATTTAACCTCATTGGCGTTGCCGTCTTTACCAGCAACGAGATCACCGACTACAACTTTTTCAATAGCTTTTGTAGAGCCATCCTCCATCAATACTGGAGTTCCTTGAACAAAACAGTCCGCGTCTGCTTCACTAATGTCTTCCTGACCGTAAGACAAATCACCGAATGCTTCTGTAGCCGCTGCATCTTGATCAGCTTGCGTCATATCATCACTAAAGTCTTCGGGCGCTCCCGCTGCAGGTCCGGTACCAGTTACATCAGTGCCCATCGCGTCGGAGGCAGCGTCAGCATCGCCAATGTTGCCATGAAAACCTGTCAGATTACTCATGTCCATGTCAAAAGCACCTAGAGGTTCGTTATTAAAAGCTTCTATTGTTTCTGCCATAGTTGAAAAGTCAAAAGCACCCATAAGACTGCCCATATATGCGCCTATTGATTCATCTTCCACGTTTGCAGTGTTAAAGGTACTTCTCTGTGTTATATCCATAGCAAAATTAGCTAAATCCATAGCGTCTCTGCTGGGGTCTGGGCTGTTATATCCTTGTGCGTCAAAACTCCCTAGCTGCACACCGTAATACGCCCCGTAGTCAGCGCGAGCTTGTCCTGCTTCTGGTGTCTCAAAAATTGCTTGATATGCTACTTCCGGTATGGCCATATATGCTTTTATTTCTGCTAGAGGGTCTATTACGGGTACAGGAGATGACATAATACTTTTAGCTACTTCTATTGCATAAGCAAGGGTATTGGGTTGGTCTTTGTATTGCGCTGCTACAGCAGAACTTAAATTCTCCATCCTGCCTTCAACATCTGTCCGTTGTGCCTCTAGGTCTACCTCGTCAGAATAATAACCAGCAGCCTCCTCTTGCGTTATATCATAAGCAGAAAGATTACCCACCGCCGTTGCGGTACCTATAGCCTGTGCACCGATTGCCGCTTCAAAACCTGCCAGTGCTACGCTAGAAAAAACAGCAGACGCTTGAGCAGCCTCCGCTATATCTCTAGAGGTACTAAGTCCCGCACCTTCAAGTTGGGCATTTAAATCGTCAAGAATGGCTTGCTCTTCATCAATAGCATCAAAACCGGGTGACCCGTGTCCCATAGTGCCATTTAAAGATGCTGCTTCATAATCTGCATAACTAAGATTACTAAGATTACCCTCTGGTCCCATAGCTTCTGCAAGAGCGCCTAAATCAAAACCAACCGCGCCAATCCCTGAAGCTGACATATCTACAGCGGCGAAAGAACCTGTCGTAGCTTCCTCACCTCTAGCCAGATTTTGTGCTGCAGTGGGTGAAGAGTACACTCCAACTTCAGGATTATTAGTTGTATGTTGTGGCCCAGCAAAAGCATCAATAGCACTTCTGTTAGCATCCTGCTGTTGCTGCATACTAGAGTGGCCCTGAGCGAAATTATACGCGCTTGACATTACGCCTGTCGGCACCATCCCCATCATAAAACCAAGTAGTCCCGGTGTAGCTATTTTTCCTGTTACTTTATCAAATGCAAAGTTCATTTGACCTTGAGGTAAGTCAAATTGATACAGGTCAGGGAACTGAGTTCCGTATGCCATATTCATACCAAAAGAAGCTAGCTCTTGTTCAGGATTGGTTATCGCGTTGTAGACACTTTGAGCAACTCCTTCAATAGTTCTCTCAACATTAGAAAACAAGTCTGGTATACTTACTCCTCTCTGAGCAATATCTGCAATATTACTTGTAACGTCAATAGCACTAAATACAGCATTAACTGCGCTTGCAGGATTAGATATATCTGCATTTAAAGCGCCCTGTATTGCACCAAAGTTTACTCCTACGGCTGCTCCTGCTTGCTGTGCAGCAAAAGCGCCAACATCAAAGCTTCCCGGTCCTAAAGCACCTATACCAAGCCCAGCAATACTACCAAAGTTAGGATCGCCTACTGGATCAGCAACGTCTAAACCAAAACCAGCAGCATCAAAATCAAAACCAGCATCATCAGAAAAATCAGAGTCAGAACCCGACTCAGCTACACTAGGAGGTTCAGGAGGGCCAAAAAGCTGTCTAAACTGATTCTTAGAAGATTGCTCATCAGCAAAAGTAGATGCGAAGCTAGCACTAAGTGCAGCAGTATCTTCAGCAATAGTAGACGGTCGCCCAAGTATACTGTCAATACTTGCTGAATCTAGTCCAGATATACGATTAGCTGCATTATCTCTAAAAGCATCTACACTAGTAGGATCAGAAAAATTTACTTCATCAAGCAGGTCGCCAAACAAGTCTTGAATAGCAATTTGAGAAGTAGAAGACGTTGTTACAGAAAGATCGTCTTTTCTACGTTTTACACCAAGCCCTTCAATCTCAAGAGACTGAGAACCGCCTCCCACATCAATAGTAGCTTCAGGGAGAGCTTCCATAGTCACAGGTTTAGCGGATACCGCTCCTGCGCCTTGGAGTGCTTCTTCTAGATTAGTTGCCACGTTTGCTGTATTCTTTCTGTTGTGTATTAACCTGCGTCTTCAGGGATAGGAGGTGGTCCACCACCTGCACCTTGCCCTGCAGCAAGCGCATCTCTAAGTCCGATTTCTCCACCACCAGCAGGGCCTGATGCCTGTTCTTGAGGTCCGTCAGGTAGTCCTCCAGACTGTCCCATGCCGCCTGATTGTTGACCAGCGGCAGCAGGGTCTGGCATGTTTCCTTGTTGAGCATTTAGTCCTCTCAATACTTCTGCAAAGATTTGTGCATCGTTGATATCGTTTACCAACAGATCAGGATCAATGTCCTGTGCAATAGCTAGCTCTCGTATAAGGTTTGGAATCTTGATAAACGGAGCGAGCATTGGATTTGCCACTGTCTGTAGAAGCGCGGTTAGACGCTGACTACGGACTTCTTTCTGCATGACTGCAGCAGTTCCCTGTGGCTTGATCTCCAAATCTCCCTGTATCTCAGGACGATCATCCGCAAACTGCATGTTCCAGAAGAACATGTACTCACCAAGCGGCTTGAGAAGAAAATCGTCAATATTTTTTATTACAGTTTTTACGCTGAGATTAGCACCGCCTAGCAGCATACTTAGTCCTGCAGCGGTACGTCCTGTACCGGACACGCCCGTTTGACCGTGCATGATACTCGGTAATCCTGTTTCTTCATCGGCTAATTGTCGTGCAGCCTGATACATCTGAATGTTTTCACCAGCGGTATTGGGAAACTTTACAGCGTTAATGGCTGTACCCGTAACACCGGACTGACGCCTAAACACTTTACCCGGATAGATATCATAGTTCTGTCCGGGTACAAGAGATGCTTCATCTACATCAAATACTACATTACCAGCAAGTGCTAGATTGTCAATAGCCATTCTTACATGACCATTCATCAGCAACTGTGCGTCTTCCATGTTCTCTGGTATACCAATACCAAACAACTGATAGGGATTGATCTCATAGGGCGTTGCAAAGTATGGAATGCGGTATGGCACAAACGGATTAAGGACTAATCGTAGCACCTCATTGTTACATATCCATGCGTTTACAGGAACCTCTGAAAGATCATCTACTTCCATAGGAATGCCCATATCACGAATAAGATCGCTGTCCAGATTACCCCAGAACTCAAGCACTTCGTATCTGTCAACAGCAGCAAGGTCTTCCAGACTCTCTGCACGAATAGTATCTTCAAAGTATTTATCCGTGTAGTTAGGACCGCCGCTAAGACATTTAGCAATAGCCCCACCATTAAAGAAAGGCTTGTCCATCAAGTCACGCATCTGCGACCTGTTCAGTCGATGGCGCTGAATTACATAGGAGCAATCATCCACACTAGTAGCGGTGGGGTCTGGGTAAAAGTTCCAGCATGAAACCGACTCAAGACGGGGTACAAGCTTTTTATACGGGCTGTAGTTTTTCTCGTCATCCCATCTATGTAGAGTTTTACTTTCATTTAACGGCCCCTTTACAATGCCAGTGCCAAGAAGAGCGCACTCAAACAGTGAGTGGCGCAGAATGTTCGTGGCGTTGTTCTCGTGCAGTTGGTCATGGATTAGCTTTTCCATGTGCCGTGCCGTTTCGCGTGAGGGGGATATCTGTGGTTCGCCCATACGACTTGGGCCTTCCTGCAGATCAACTCCCTCGTACTTCTCGGCTAATCCGGCTAACGGAGAAGCCTCTGTAGCCCCCGGTGGCATTTCGCGGCCATCGCCGGGAAAACCATAGGGGTCTGCCATAGGCTCTTCTTGTTGCTGTGGAGGTACAGGAGCTTTACTAAGATGTGCAAACTCTGCTACACCTTCAGGCACAGGGCTAGGTTCAACGACAATCGGGAACTTTTTATTAGCAAAAAGAACATCAATCATCTGCCCATAAGCAGCGAGAACTTTTGTTTTGGTAATCTTGACGAACACTTTACTATTCTCAGATTCACGGAACTGAGTTGTAGAGTCGTAGATACCTCTAAAGTTTTTGTAGGCTTTTAGCCAGCGTTGTTCATGCTGATAGCGGCCATGCTCTGCTTCTTCAAACTTTGACTTAACAGTGCCAACTACATTTGTAGAAGCGTCATCAACAAAAGCCGCTGCTGTAACATCGCCTAAAGGTGAATCGTCCATAGGACTTCCTTACTTAGTAGTCTTTTTGATCTGCCATGCGGAAGACTGCCGGATCGACCGATTTGCTTTTCGGACGGGGCATATCTACCTGCAACGCATCGCGGTCAATCTTGCCGACCAGCATTTTTTCTAGTCCTTCACGGTGCAGGGCACCTTCCGGGGCGTCACTC